TTCCAAGTGCATCTGCAATTTCTTTAAATGTATCTAAAACATTAGGCGCGTTATTTATTAATTCTGATATCTTTTGTAACACTTCATCCTTTGTATAAACTTTATCTTTTGTATATCTATTAGATAATTCTGCATCTATAGAGCTTTCTTTAGCTTTAGCTCTGTTTATCTCCGAATCTAGATTAGTTGTTAAGATGGATTCAGCACTCTTTGCTCTCGCTACCTCAGAATTTAAGTTATTTGTTAATGTATTTTCTGAACTTTTCGCCCTTGATATTTCTGTATTTAAATTGTCAGTTAGTACTTTTTCAGCATTAGTAGCTCTATTAATTTCATTATTAAGATTTTCTTGAGTTCCAACGACTGCATCTTGAAGATTGTTTATATCTTCTGCCTCTATTTGATCTCCTGAAGTCTCATAACTTATATATAAAGGTGATATGCTACTAAATATCCTTATTATAGTTTTCCAAGGAGTCATACTTGGCGTTGAAGTTGAGTAAGAATCAATTTTATCTCCTGTCAACTTGCTTCCAGTATATACATTAAGGGTTGTGATATTTACATTATCATGTTCAAGTTCTTTTTCGTATACTCCACTTACAGGATAAACAGTTTCTTCTATAACATAAGTATGACCATCAACTTTATTAAGCTTTTCATTAAATTTACTTACATCCAACTACATCACCCCTAAATTTACAGTTCCAAGAACCGCAATTTCTTCATCTGTAAGACTTATATTAGATATTAATCCATTAATTTTTAAATCAGCATGATCTACTACACCAGTTACACTAAAAAGCAAATTTCCTGCCTTTGCTATGCTTACATAGTTATTAGCAGTGTTAGTAGAATCAAAAGGAATTTCTTTTAAATAATTATCAAGTGAATCGCCAAATTCTTTCTGAGCAGTACCTAAATTATATCCTTTTACTAATTGTACATTAGCTATCACATTAATAGCCTTTTCAACTGCACTTACGACAGTTAATGTGCCTGCCAAAATTGGTCTTACAGAATCTATATAATCATAAACTTTTTGAATAAGTTCGGCTGTAGCTGCATGTTTATTTACATCTGTAATTATTACTTTTACATTACCAGGAGCAGGAATACATTTAGCAGCTCCAACTCCATCAACTTCTTTAGCCCACATCTCATAATGATATTTATTGCCGCTAGTTATTGGCTTTCTATCTTTTTCTAATATCCTTTGCCTATAGCTTTCATTTGCTTCTTTATCAACACCCTTTTGAATTATTTCTATATTTGAAGCACTAGAAATTCCGTTTAGAGATTTAGCCAATATTTTAACTTCTCCTATAGCTACATTTCCTATAGTGCCTGCTATTGTACATTTTGCATTCACAGTAGCTTCACCACTTGAATCTATAGTAACTGTATCTAAAATACTAAACTCAATTGATGCATTTTCTTCTGTAGCTTCTGTGCAAACTATTCTACCTTTTTCTATCGGAGTCCCTTCCAATCCTATAAATAACATCTTTTGTATTGCATAATCAGCATCATTTCTTTTAACCCCTGATTCTTCACCACAATAATCCAAGTCATCATCATTAGCTGTTTGTGGAAACCTTGAATATAAAATTTTCTTAAGTGCTATATTTTTAGCTCTTGCTATTTCCTTAGCTGATGGACTTGTTGAATTCCAAAACATATCACCTTCAATAGTTGAAATATTCTCTGGCGCTTCAGCAATCATCCTAGCATGAATATCATCTGCACTTTCTATTATAAAATCTGGAAGAATTAAATCCCCCATTTAATCACCCCACTTTTTCTGAATTTGAAAGAACTTTACTTTGCCCACTTGTAGCTGTGACTTCGTAGGTATAATAAACTTCACCATTTTCCCATATAAATACAAAATTATCTATACTTGCAGTCATTGGATGAACCATTAGTGTCTCTGTAGTAACTCTTTTAATTTCTAATTCCATGGCTTTTTGATCTATCATTTTACCTATAATGTCTCTACCGAACTTACTTGTGTAAGCTCTATACCTATATCTAGCAGTCATCATAGCTAACTGACACCATTGAATATAAGTTTCATAGGCATCAAGTATCTTTATTGTCCCATCAGGATTTTTAATAAATTCCATAGTATCAAAATTAATCGCATATGATCCTTTGAATCCAGTAGTCAATGAAGCATTACCTAAGTTAGTTGACTCTAAACTTCCACTTGGAAACAAATCAGCCATTTGAAACCACCCTTCCTATAACCACATTATCAGCTCCAAACTGAGCAACTAAAACTTTATCTCCTATATTTAATCTTCTAAGATTACTAGGTGTTTTAATTTCATGAGAATGACTTGGATCACCTGCTGATTCTGTGGAATAGTTATCTTCCGATTTTAAATAATCTAAGACCATGTAATCCGTAAATTCATGTTTAAAATTGTCTAGCTTAAGGCCAGTTTCCGTTATACTTCCTAAAGTGAGTCCAGTTCCTTCTATAACTCCTTTAATTGCTCCATGTGTGTTACTATCCATTATTCTTTTAATTTCATTAAATACATCTCCATCATTGTTACTCACTATAGAATTTCCTCCTTACATCATCAATTTTCATAACAGTCAAAGTCATTTTTCCTCCTGAACCTAAATTATGAGTTATATCAGTTATAATAACTTCTTCATCATAAATGCTGACTTTATCTCCACTTCTTAAAATATTTATATCTTTACAGCAAGTAACTGTTTTGCTTGATTCACCAGACGAAAAAAGACAATCAGCTTTAGCTTGTGCTTTAGCATAATCGTCTACTTTATCATCATCTACTATTTTTTGTAATGTTCCATAAGTTTCGGTATCTTTTTTAAATACTCCTATAATCGGAGACAATACAAGCTCCTTCTCATCTGAACTACTAGAACTATCAGACTTACTTTTTCTACCTTTTTTCTTTGTATCTTCTTTTCCAAGCACTTTAACTTGAGTTACCGCACCATCTAAGCTGTCTTTTTCTTCTAACTCTTCAATGATATTATCTAATTTATAAATAGTTTCATTTGATCCAAGCTTAATTATATCTAAGCTAGTATTCATTCTTAGTTTATAAAGATCTCCACCTTTTTGATCAGTCTCTTTCAAGTCTTTCTTTATCATTCCATACAAAGACTCTTTTCTTTTATCTTTAGCTAATCCAGTTCCAGTTTCTATAAGATTACCTATAGGTATTCCCCAATCATCACAAATTATCTTAGTCCTTTGTGACGCTGTCTGTCCATCACTCCACAAGTATTCATCCTCAGACTCTTCAATAACAACTGTTCTCTCTTTGCCTGTTATTGTGATTTTCTTAGATTTTTTATTTTTATTTATCTCCCAAATGATTCCGTTAAAAACTTGAGTATAAGATCCACTATCAAATTCATTATCAAAGAGCTCTATGGAATCACCTTTATTAATACCTATACTTTCTAATTCTTGAGTCTCTATGAGAGATATATTTAATGTATAAGCTATTCCATCTATAGCTTCTTTAAGTGTTACAGACTCACTTAATATTTGTATTTTATATTTATTTTTTAAAACAAGTTCCATATAATCACACCTTTGTTACATAGTCTAAACATACAAAACCTCCATGATTTCCCCAGTATGTATCAGCCCAATTGCCATACTGTCTGAATATTATTAGTTGTTCCCCATTATAAGCAACTCCAATAATATTATTATCAGTTCCTGGTCCATCTCTTACATTCAATGCACTTGCAGTTACTTTAACCACATCGCCATCTACATATTGACTTGAACTATTATCTGCCCTATTATCCTGAAGCCCACCTGAATAAGAACTCGAAGAATTGTTTACTGTTTCAATTTTCAATTCCCTATAAGTCCTGAAAGTAATACTAAAGTAAATAGCATCTACCTCTCCACCTCGTACTTCTGTTTCAAACTTACTTATATTAACTAATTCATTTATATTTAAATCTGTTATTATAAGCCTAACTGGTACATCTGCATCTATCCAAAACTGAATTGTATTAACATAATCAATAGGCAGCATATTCGGAACATATCTACAATAGGAATCATATTCTTTTGGGAATAATGAATTAAAACTTACTTCTCTTATTTTGCTTCCCTTTTGAGAAATATCAACTTCTCCAAAATCTATAATATCTGCAGTTATATATTTTTTCTCTTTAGGATTAGATAACTTATCTAGTGGATTAACAGGAAACTGCAAAGTATAATTTTTTGATTCATCCTTTAAATATACATCCAATTAACCAGCTCCTCTACCTTGTGTATAGTCCTTTCCATTATTTTAAGCATAAGAAAAAGCACCTAGTTTTCCTAAATGCTTTCTTTATCTTTAAATTTAATTTTTTAGGCTTGGCAATATCCATACATTACTAGCCTTATCCACTATTTGATTACCAAGTATAGTCTGTTTTTTCACTAATTTTATTAGTTCTTTATTTAATGTAAAAGAAATTACTTTGCCTTCTGATCCATCTTCCATATCAGCTACAGCCCAGTATTGTATTTCATCAAATTGGCTCGCACCTTGATTTACTATTAAGTCCCCAACATTAAATCCATTCTGGTCAATTGTAGTTTTATTGCTAACGCTAGGTTTTATCTTAGCTTTAATTATTAATACATTATTGTTCACAGTGGCATCTACTAATGTTCCAAACTCAAGAGTATAGTTTAACGAAGTGTTATCATTATTAGTGTCTGTTGAAACGCTCGATTCCTTTTCTTTCAATAATTCTATATTCGATTCAGTCGCTAATAATAATACATTATCAGGATATTTATTTAAAGAATTAGGTTCAACTTCAGCCTTTGATATTTTTATTTCATCGCCGGTTTTTATAGATTCTCCTAGTTTAGATTTAATATTATCATTACTATCTATTATTTTAACAAAATACCCTTTACCAAGATTATTATTTTCTTCAACATACATAGTTAATTTATCAGCATACATATCATTATCGTATCTGTAATTTGAAGTTATAAATTTAACGTTACAATCTTTTACATAAGTATATTTTGAATTCCATTTCCCATTTTGCATTTCATAATTATTTGCCTCTTCAGTTTTATCTAATAATTTAGGTGCACCACAACTTATTAGAAAACATGTTATAAGTACAATACTAAATATACCCAATATTTTTTTTATCATTATTGCTCCCCCTTGTACCATATTATAACATCCATGCTTGATTATTCAATACTTCCATAAACTTCTTAGCGAATTCTTGAGTTGCCTGTTTGACAATAGCTGCTTTATCTGGCATATTATTTATGTTTATTCCTCCCATATTAAAACTAAATCTATTACTACTACCTGCAACTGCTAGTTGGGGTTGATATACCTTCACTTTTTATTGTGATATTTGGTTTGCAACTTCTCTTCTTGCATCTGCCTTCATTTCTGACACAGAATTCATATGATTTTTAATCTTAGTTCTTTTTTCTAAGTTAACTACTGGATTATCATTGTACTGTACGATTATAGGTATTGTTCTATCAGATAATTCCTATTGTCTTTCATTTACTGTAGATACTCCCTCCCTTATGCCAAAGTATACCATGAATTCATTTACTTTTTAATGTTTATCAAAGCTTCTTTAAGTTTTCTCCCCACTTCATATGTTACTTCTACAATTAATTTTTCAACATCTTGATTTCCACTATTAACTTGTACATCAACTTGAATAGAATTTCCATTTCCGCCGACAACTTGTACTTGTTGTGGTTGAGCTAACTTATATTGTCCTTGCTTAACTTGAAATGGTTCATTATCTTGTTTATTTCTGGCTTTTAATAAATTGACAGTTTGACTATTATTTAAGACTTTTTCTCCACCTTTGAAATTATAGAGCCTTCTTCCTAATACTAGTTCCATTCCACGTTCTCCAACCGAATTTATTCCGGATTCTGCATTATCTGTACCATTATAATGTTGTGGTATATTCTTTATAACTTCTGATGCTGCATTTACTGCACCATTTCCTAATACTTGACCAAGACTAGTTGCTACACCTGAAAATACGGTATTTATAGTTACTGTTGCAGCCTTACCATCAACACTATTAACTTCTTCTTTTACCTTTTGCATATCTGATATAGTATTACTAGCATTGCTATTAATATGAACATCTGCATCAGGAGGAATATCATCTATTGATCCTTTATATTGTTGCATAGTTGTTATTTGCCCTGAGGCATTGGAAGTTATCTGCATGTGTGTTCCATTTATATCTATTATTCCTGTAATTGCTCCATCTGTAGCGCCTTGAACACCTTTTAATTGGCCAATCACATCTCCCGTTGAGCTAATTACTTGATTATTAGAATCTAATGTACTACCAGTAAGTGTGCTTAACGAATTTTGTATTCTTACTCTCTCTGACTCATGTGTTTCCCCAAGCTCTTTTACTTTTTGCTTCAGCTCATCAGTATATCCACCAGACCATCCAGCAGTTTTACTCCATGCTCCATTGATTTCTCCAGTATCTTTATCAACTGTAGCATAAATATCTTCCATTTCCCCACTTGTAGTATTCTTAATCCTATACCAACCTTCTTGAGTAACTTGGTCCAAGTTTTGGAAATGGCTTTTTAAGTAATCTGTACCCTTATGTGCGACTATATCTTCATCACTAAACTTAGCTCCAGTTTTTTCATTAAACATTCCTTGTGCCTGTGGATATGCTTTATACAATGTTTCAAGATCTGATTTCCAATCAAGTTGTGCTTTCTTTAGTGCTTCGTCTCTTGCTTTGCCTGCCTCATCTTTGCCTTTTTGAAAATCTTCTCTTTGCTGATCTGATAAATCTGTATTTGATAACAACGAATCATAATAAGCTAATGTACCTTGATAATTATTTTCTATTTTATCTAAGGAATCTTGGTGGTCTTTCGCCCTATTCTGCAATAATTCACTCGCACCATCTATGCCAGTTACCCTGCTTGCATCATTTGTAAATTGATTCTTCGAATATTCCGCATCATAAGCATTTTGTGCTTTAGTGTATTCTAACTCAAGAGCTTTCGCTTTAGCTAATCTGTCTTGTATTTCTTTAAGATCTTCATCCAAAAGCGTTCCATGTTCTTTTATTTTATCACTTGCAAATTGATAAATGCCATCTCTTATATCAAGTTCTTTATTTATACCTGTCTCAAAATAAGTATTTAAAGAATCCATCACTTTTTGTTCAGTATCACTTGTAACTCCATCTATACTGAAAGTTTTCTGGAATTCACCCTGAATTTTAGATTTCTGATCTTTCATTGCATTAATACTTTCATATGCATAATCATTTACATAGTTCTTTAACTTATTAAGGCTAGATTCATCCATATTCCCGCTATTAGTTAACCTATTTATATCCATTTCAATTCCTAATAAACTCTTTGATGCATCTTGAGCACCTTTTTTAAAACTATCTGAAATGCCTTCTCCAAAATCATCATAAATAAGACCTGCTTCAACCATCTCTTTCTTTGACTTGTTTATATGGCCGTTTAATGCATTCATTACTTTTTCCATAGGCCCTAATTCTTCTGTAGTGGTTGTAACACTCTTCTTCATAAGATTGCTTTGCGCAACTGTTGCTGTCCCAATAAGTGCAACCGATGCAGCTATTGCAAGACCTGCTGGAGTAAATATTGCAGGTAATAACTTGCCTACTACACCTAATTTTGAAATTTCTCCTGCTGCTTCAGCTATTTCTGTAGATATCTTAGCGCCTTTAAATATTCCTACTAAACTACTAATTCCTGAAATTGTATTACCTATTTTCCCAGCTACGCTCAAAGCTGTAAATGCAGCACCTAACCCTATTACTATTTCTGCTAGTGATTTAATTTCTTCAGTATGTTTACTTACATAATCGACCATTTCAACAATCTTATCTGTAATTGTTGGCATTTTACCAGTTAACCATGTTACAAATTGCTTTGCATATGGTGCTAATTTCTCACCTAAAGTAATTTGCATATGTTCAACCGCTGCTTTAAGCTTAATCCATTGTCCTTGCAAATTATCAAGTTTTGTATCGGACATTTTCTGTGCAGCTCCATTGGCATCTTTAAGCTGCCTACTTAATTCACTAACGCTCTTACCTCCTTGATTCATTAATGCAAGTACTCCAGACATAGATTCTGTACCAAATATTGTACTTATTACATCTGCTCTCTTTTGACTTGTTAGCTTTCCTAATGAACCATTTAAGTTATCTACAACATCGCTTAAAGGTTTCATATTACCATGTGCATCAAAAGCATTAATTCCATACATTGACATCATATCTGCTGCATCTTTAGTCGGACTTGCAAGCCTAGCCATTGTTTGCCTTAAAACAGTTCCAGCTTGGCTTCCCTTAATGTTTGCGTTACTCAATAAACCTGCAGCTGCAGCAGTATCCTCAAGGCTTATTCCTAACGCCTGTGAAACTGGAGCTACATATTTCATCGTCTCACCAAGATCTGATACATCCGAGTTTGTAGCACTGGCTGATAAAGCTAATACATCTGCTACATGACCTGATTGACTAGCATTTATATTAAAAGCTCTCAACGTTCCTGATGCTATATCTGTAGCTGATGCTAAATCAAGATCTCCTGCACTTGCAAGATTTAATAAACCTGGCAATGCACTTATTGTTTCATTAACACTAAATCCCGCTTGTCCCAATAATTCTTCAGCTTGTGTAACATGTCTAGCACTCCATGCAGTTGTAGAACCAAACTTCTTAGCTGCAGCATCTAACTGCTCCATCTGTGAATTAGTTGCATTGGTTACCGCCTTAACATTCGATAATCCTTTTTCATATTCTGAGTAAGTTTTTATCGATGTGCCAAGACCTATTCCCCCTGCTGCTATTACACCTGCAGTTCCAATAGATATTACCTTTTTAGCTCCTGTCTTAATCCATCCGTTAATTTTATTCTCAATTCCAGTTATAACTTTACTGGCTTCATCTTTAGCTTTAACTACTACATTTACCTGCTTTATCTTTTTTGTTTTGCTTTGTATTTTATCTACTGTTGATGAAGCTTCATCCTTGATTTTTGCTGTTAAAGTCATACTAGTGCTTTTTAATTTGTTAACCTTCGATTCTAACTTTTCTATTTTACTTGATGCCTCGTCTTTAAGCTTTGCAGTAGCATTAGCAGTTATTTTACTTAACGCCTTTGCTTTCTTCTCTATTTGTTGAGTCATTTTTTCAACTGCAGTAAGTTTACTTTTTGATTCCGAATCTCCTGAAACTCCGACTTTTATATCAAGCCTGTATACTTCTTTATTAGCCAGAATTATCACCTCCCAGCTTTTGAGGTAGCTCTTTTATTGTTTTGCTCTACCTCATACGAAGAAAAAGCTAAGATTAATCTCCTAGCCATATCATTTCTTTCTACTCCATAAAATTCGTCAGGACAGATATTATGCATTGAGAATAAATTATACAGTGCAGTTATATCTCCGCCCCAACTTATTAGTTTTTTATATCTTCTTTTTCCTCTAATTCATCATTAAATCCACTTAGCTCCAACACTTTATTGGCCAAGAATGATATTTCACCTGCTAAAAGTTTTTTTCTTATATATGCTTTACCATCACTAAGCTTAAGTGGCTCTATTAACTTTGGATTATTCCAATTGAAGTTAGTTGTAGCCCCTATAATAAGTGCAGCATCAAAATCAGCATTATTTAATTTTGTTTCAATTTTCCCATTTATTTTTCTTCTAGTTGTACATTCTTCTCTTATTCCGCTAATTTCTTTTTCAGTTAGTCCTTTTAAGTCAATTGCTATTCCTAATCTTGGCACTTGGATATTAGCTGTAGGAACGTCATGTGTCTCAAGCAACTTTGCTAATATATCCTCTTCCTTCATTGCTAATACTTCGTCTTTTTCATTCTTCTTCATAATAAAATTCCTCCTAAAAATTAAATATATAATAATTGCAAGGTACAATGCCCCTTGCTTGGCCTTATATTTTATTCAGCTTCTATTGGATCTACAAGCTCGTATCCACTAAATACAAATGGTGTTTCTGTTTCACAGATATCACCAGCTTTAAAGTTAACTAAACTAACTTTACTAGCTTTACAATTTTTTAATCTAATTCTTTCAGCTCCGTAAGCTTCTGGATCATCTAACTCTGCAAGTAATTCAAACTTCTTAAAGCCCTGCTTAATCATGTCTGATGTAACTTTATAACCTTTTATAGTTCCTGAACCTTTTTTAGCTCCAGCTTTATTATCTTCCCATTCACTTCCACATGTAATAATTGATTTCATATCTGTTTCAACATCAGCAGTACATTCACTAACGTTGTTATGCCATTTACCATCAAGATAAATTTTGCCATAAGTTCCAGAGCAAACTCTGCTCGCATCTAATACATCATTCATTTATATCACCTTGCCTTTCTTATTTTGTAACATTTCCAGTACCATAAACTCTTTTAATAACATCAAGATAAGTAGCATCCCATTTCCAAAAGAATTCATCTGACTTGGCATTTGCTTGTAATTCCGTATCAATCTCAACTGTAAAATCATCTTTAATTACACCTGCTGCAACTAAAGTCTCAAAATATTGCTTTAAAGCTATGATTATTAATGTTCTACCTGTATCATCATTAGTAACTTTTCCTACGAAATCTTTTCTCTTGAGTGATGTATCGCCATCTACAGCATTCATAAACTTTATTGCTCTTATACTTCCAAATACCTCTGTCTTATCATCTGTATAATTCTTAAAGGTATTAACATCGTCAACCACAATGACATTGTCAGCATCTTTAGCTAATACTAGCGTTCCAGCTGCTAGTGCTGCTGCAGTATCTGTTTTATTAAGTCTAGGCTGTATATCATCAAAGATAGTAACCGCATTACATATACTGTCTTTTAATCCTGCCGCTGTTGCTAATGCTGCTATATAAACAGCTACCTCTGAACTTGTATATGTGTTTCCATCATAAGTAGCACTTGTAGCGAATACATTAACAATATCTTCATGATTAAATTCTTTTGATCTGCTATTTACCTGTTCTAATGAATAATTGCTTTGTGGTCCACCTACAAAAGCAATTATATTTGTTCCTTCTTCTTTATTTTTAATTACCCAAGCCTTTACGCTTGCTTGAAGTGACTGATCTGAAATTCCATCTAGTGTGAATCCATCCATACCATAGCCTTCAAATGCACTCATTGCATCTAAATAATGCTCATTTGTTATTCCTGCTGTACCATCATTTCCACCTGTTAAAGCTTGATTTGCTACATTACCTATTGTTCCTGTGGCTCCTGAAACTTTAGTTGCAATAAGATATTCATTTTCTACATTTGAATTAATAGCTGAAATTATATCATCTATATCTCCGCTTATAGCACTCATAGAAAATAATTGAGTTGCTCCTTCATACAATATAAAGTCTACTTTAGATGAATCAGCTATATTATTCCTAATAGTAACATTGAACGCTCTTATAGTTGGATACTTAGTCTCAAGCTTAATTGCATCTGCAGGTGTTGATGCATTATTCTTAAGAGTTAAAGTAGCAGTCTTTTGTGATCCATCTACAATCCTATAAAATAAAACTGCTTTAGGTTGGCCAAGTAAAGCTAATTTTCCTAATCTATATGCAGTATAATTAGGATCTTCTCCAAATGTTTTCTTCAGTGTGTTTTCTGATGTTGATGTTACCGTTATAGCTGTAACAGTATTAACTGGTCCCCAATTAGCTTTAACCGGCATAGCTAAAATACCATGGATACCTGTACCAATTCTTTCTTGTGCCTTATTCTTAAATCTGTTATACCAACCAGGTATAGTTGGCTTATTTTTTTCATCCCAGTTACCTGTTGCCATTATTCAACCTTCTTCCCTAAAAATTCTTTAACCATTGCTTCAAATTCTGTTTTTGTAAGTTCTGATTTTTTGCAACTAAATAAAGCACCTGCAACTACTTCTTTCTTGTAGCCAAGTGCTTCACTATTATCTATAAATTCTTGTATTGAGTGTGTTGGTTCATCAGTTACTATCGTTTGACTCGCCACTATAGTTTCCTCCTTATTATCAGATTCTTTTTTAGATTGATTTTGTTCATTATTCGCTGTAGCGTCATATGATTCTGAATTTATATTATTGCTTTCATCAATAACCTCTGAAACATTCGCTTCGACATCATCCACAAATATCACTCCTTATTTAAATTACCTCTACTATGAATCTTATCGATAGTAGGCTTTTCATTAATTTGTATCATTTTTCTTCTAAAGAACTTTACTATTAATTGACCTTTAGATAACATATCAGCTTCTCTATCCTCATTGATACTTTCTATAGTTAAATAACGCTTATCTTTCAAATCTAAAGGTATTTTCAAATCAGAAGTAAGTTTATTCTCTATGTCTTCCAGTAACTTATTAATTTCATTTTTATTGTTACTAGCAATATGGCATATTAGAGTTTTATTCTCTTTAATAACAGCATTACTTTCTCTTTCCTTACTTGAATCTTTTACTCTCCATAGAATACTTGGAACTTCAAAATCCTTTTTCCATGTATTTAAATACACTTTATAATCTATAATCTTCTTAGTGTACTCACTTAAAGCATCAAGCCATGGATCCGTATTGACTTGATCCTCTTCATGTAATGCTATTACAGTAAATTTTAATCCTCTAGCTATAGCGTTCCATTCTTCATCTATAATATCTTGTCCTATTGCTTCTTCAAACTTACATGTGAAAGTTTCATTTACTTCTAAATCAGATATCACTTGCATATGCAATGCTTTAATGACCTTTTCAGATAATGTATCTAGATTCTTAAAAGTAGTTTTCTTTTCATATAGCCATATTTCTATAGTTCTTTTAAATCCAATAACTTCTCCATTGTCATTATCTGAACCTTGAAGTATTACTGCATAAGGTTTTAATGTGTCCATAGTTGGTACTGTAGGTTCATAACAATCTTTAAGATCTGCAACTGAATCTATTAAATGCTGTCTAATTCCTGCTCTCATCTAATACTTAATCACTCCAATAATCTATAATAGTATTTTTTATTCTTTCTTTATTAGCTAGCATTGTATTTTCTATAGTTTTAAATCCTTTAGTTCCTGGATGATTAACCTGCCTTACTGGATGCGCTGCGCCTTTCCAATATAGCGCTTTTTTATTTTTAGGTCTTATGATATGTGGTGGTGTTCCTTCCTCAAGATACCCTCCATATTGAACTCCATGGGAAACATATATCGTATACTCATTATTACCTGGTTCTACATCGCTATGAATAGCTTGCCTTGCATGAGATGTTCTATCTTTCCATTTTGCATTTATTTTTACTTCATCTCTTAAAGTGTTAGCCCAGTTATCACAAAGAGCGTACATTCCTGCTGCTTTTCTTTGAATATAATCTATAGCTCTAAAGCCCATATAAAAAACCTCCTTACCTTATTCTTTCGAGGTCTACTTGATAACCACATAATTCATCTTTAATTATCTGCGGATATACTGCTATCATTTTCATATGACCATATATACTATTGAATTCAATAGCATTTTGCGGATCAACTTCTAAATTGGCTTCATAATCTGCCAACATACCATAACTTTTAGATTTATAAGCTGTTCCTATAGTACCTGAAGATATCTCTATATTACTTTTTCGTTGTTGATATATTCTAACTGTAAGATTATATTCTTTTTCTTCTTCATCGAAATACCCATCCTTTAAAACTTTAACTATCTGCTTAATTTTAATTTCAGTAGGATTAAGGCTAATACTTTTTAAAATATCGGCCTTTCTTCTTTCAGGTGTAATTATATGTTTACCTCAGTATCAAGTCCTAATATAATACTTCCACACTGATTTACACACATGGACTTATATCTATCTGCATTTTTATATGCAACTGTTACTAAGTCTTTTATATTAGCACTTGTATAGCTTTCTTCACCTGTTTTATACTCTGTTATTTCTCCTACTGAATTTTCATACATAGTAGCTTTTAATATCCATCCTTGGCTTGCAGCACAAAAAACACAGTCCTCTTCATTCAATAGCATGTCTATTTCATCATCTGTAAATGATTTTTTATCTTTATCATTTAATAACAATCTTAATTTAATTCTCGTAGCTTCTGTAGGTGTCATATTCCCACCACCTTATATAAATAATTATTATTTAAAAGTTATTTCTTGAACATTTTCATCTATCGCTGCGTAAAGTCCTCTGTATGCATATCCAACTATTTGCTCTTCAACTAACCTAGAAAGATCTCCAGACGCAGCTTCAATTTCAAGATCTTTCTTCAATAATTCCTTAAATCCTCTTCTAGGTCTTATTAAATAAGCTTTTCCTTGTTCTACTCCTGGATATGAATAATCTTTCTTTCCAACTGTTATTTCCCAACCATCATAATAAATTATTGAATCAATACCACTAACTGCTGGATAAGTGGTTCCATTAATTTGATATCCACCTTTAAGAGCCATCTCTATGTTGTCTTTATCCATACTTGAAGCTAATAATATTGTTCCTGGTCTCTTCTTAGTTCTACTATCACTCAATGCTTTGTTGAAAGTTTTATAATATCTTACCCAAACATCTTCCTCTGCTGTTCCCTGATAAGATGTTTTATTATCAGCTTTATAATTAGCCTTTATAATTGGAGATAAATACATATGATTAAGTAATGCATTGTATGCTTCACCCATAGCCTTATTTAAGAGTTCAACTGAAAAACTATCATTAAAGTCCTTCATCTCTTTTGTATATTCAAATCCTGCTGTATAAGTCATAATTCTAGCAACTGGTCCATGTTCTGCTTGAAGTGAACCGAATTTAATTTCTTGACCTTCCATATGCTCAGAAAATATAACTGTCCCATATAATGCCCATTTAGCATCAATGACTTTAGGCATGTTAGGATCAGATAGTAATTCATATATAGGCTTGTAAAGTAAAGGTACCTGTTCTCTTCCAAGTTCAACATCAAGAACAACCTTTCTTACTAAATCTTTATATTGAGCTAAACTTCCACTTCTGAGCATTTCTCCTATAGGCCTAGTGAGTTCAAATGTTTCCATCTCTCCATTAACTATTTTCTTATCTACTTCAATTTCTTGTCCATTTAATATAAATGGAACCTTAGTTTCGATGCTTTGATTACGTCTTGCACTTTTTAACGTTTCTACACTATAAATTTTTACTGACATACTTTAAATCACTCCTTTAGATTTTCTATACTTGTGGTCCTAATATGAACCAGATTACATTATTGGTATCTTTAGCTGCAGTAACTCTTCCTACCTTTCTGTTTATCCCCTCTGTTTCAGTTAATCTTTTGTGTTCATCATCATAATAAATGGTTGCACCTACTGCAAAAGCTTCTTCAGTATTTATTTGTTCAGTTTCATATTCAGCCTGCTCAATGCTTAAAATTACCTCTTCACCAGCTTCTGCTGATTGAACTGCCATTCCAAAAAAATTATTTATTAAATAAAAATGGCCATCTTCCACCGCTTCACTTGATACAACTCTTACTGATTTACCATCACTTATTTTGCAACCTGCAATAGTTTCTAATGTTGTTGGTACTGGTTGTCCTTTAAATGCCATTATCCATTCCTCCTCTTATTAAATACTTGCTCTTTTTACTTTTAATGTTGATGTTGTTTTATCTCCGCTACTTGGAGTCGCAGTTCCAGCTGGCATATCAACATGATTACTAGAAATTAAATTCTTTATAAAATCATCTGCTAATATAGAATCTATTTCTCCAGCTATGATTTCTTTAGTTGCTCCTTCTTCTACCTTAAGCATCTTCTTAACTAAGCCTTGAGCCATTTCTCCAACTACTTTTTCATTAATAACCTCATCAATTGTTTTAGCAAGATCATCTTTCTTACTATGCTCTATAGCTTCACCTGCTTTTTTAGCAAACTCTACTACATCCATTTCACCACTTACATTTAAAGCTTCTTTTACCTTGTTTAAAGTGTCTTGCGCTTCTACCGCTACTTTAATATCCTCCATTTCTCCTGCAATTTTATCTGTTGTAAGTCCCATTTCTCCTAATACTTGTGAATATGTTACTTCACCAGTTTGTAGTAACCCTTTAAGATTCTTCATTATCTCTGCAAAATTCATACTTTCACTTCCTCCTTGACTCATTTCCCCTGTAGTTACAGGTTCATATATTCTTTTCTCTGAAACTTCTGTCTTATCTCCTAGAACAACTTGATCATTGTTTATAGTAAATGGAATACTATATAGCTTGCTAGGTAAGTTTTGCTGTTCATACTCAACTATAACTGTGCTATCATCGTATCTAATACTTCTTACCCAAACATAACTTCCATTATTGTTAGCATTAAAGTAGACTTTAGCAGCATCCATTAAGTCTTCTCTTAGCTTTTCGAATGTACCATCTAGTTGTTCTCCACCTATCTGATCTTTCACATCAGACATTTCCATACTTACTATTTTTGTGGGCATACCTGGTCTATGCAAAGGAGTCCAGTCTATAGATAATGGATTGTATCCTACTACATCCATCTCTCCTTTAGCTCCTTTTTTTAGTTTAGGATAGCCAAATATGCTTACTTCCTTTATCCTACCTGTTCTTATCCACCTTTTTAAGTTTGTAGCATCAGCATCAACTAGACCTCTAAAATAAGCCTTATTATCTTTCATTTCAGCGCCTATCCAATGTGTAGCTGGAGGAACAAACTCTGTACTTATATTCTCTGCCTTTTGATGCCCCAAAAAGCCATTAAGAGTATTTTCATTAGTGTAATCTACAATATCTTTTAAACTTTTAGGAGTATAATTCCAACCTCGTTTACTTTTAGTAGCTGGTATTTCTACAACTATCTCTAACGGATCACTATCCATTGATTTCATAGAATCTAAATCTACTCCTTGTGCCAATGGAATATCACCTGGTTTTATTTGAGATATAACAGCATTTACAGAATCCATTTCTCCGTAAGTTTCAGACATTTCACCTACTGCGTTATTAATATACATTTTTACTTCACCACCTTTCATATAATTAAATCTGAAAGCATAATTAAGAGTAATTTCACTTACTTTCAGAAAATAAAAAAAGCCTTAATTCATTTATAAGACTTTATACTAAGCAACCTAACTTATTAGATATTATTCATTTTTTTATAAACATCTTGGTACCAGTTTTCAATACTAGGTTCACTTGTTGGATCCCTATCCCATCTCTTTAACCTTTGAACAAAATCTTCTGGTCTTTCATTCACTGTAGTTGTTATACATAAGCAATTAGGATGAAATGGATACACTGGTGCTTCATCTATAGGATAAACACCTATACCTAATCCATGCTTATCAGTTCCAGTAATGTCATCACATATATCTGGTTTTGGATGCGAAGCTGAAAGTATATATTTAACTCCTCTACAACTTGGACTAACTTTGGCTGCTGATAAAGTAGCTTCGCCGAAAGCTGATGTCATTTCAGTTCTCGCAAGTCTCAAAGCTTCATAACTCACATCACTTGGTACTCTATTTCCCATTCTAGCCATCATATTTGGATATTCTGATGCTAGTGTTTTCTTTCCTTTTAGCACATACTGTTCTAATGCTCTTGCAGTCTTAGTACAATCTTTACCTTCTGATACTGCTGCTTGAATCACATCAGCCATATTCTTTCTATACTTTTGAGCTTTGGACCATATTCTATCTGAAAGATATAAACCATTTTGTGTTCTGCTCCATATAGCTTCTACTGCTCTTTCATTTACTTTAAAATATACTTTATTTATATTAGATGCAGTTATTTTATTTAAGCCGGACTTTCCTATAACATCTATTGTAATTGCTTTTGAGTATCCTGTAGCAGCTTCTATATTTTCTCTAGTGTACTTTTCAAAATTAATGGTGAGTTGACCATTTAAATTGTCTTCAGCTTTTTTTAAAGCACTATATATCTGTTGTAACTTTTTCTTACTTATAGGAGAAAGTCCTCCCTTTTTTAATTCTTTAGATATATTTCTAGTAAGCTTTATATATAGATCTCTAATTTCTATATCTTGCCTTAGTCTTAAATCTATAAACTTTTTTCTAGCTTGTAGTGCCCACGTTTTATAATCTCCAGCTATTGATTTTAATTCATCAATTTCTTTACTCATCTTTATCAACCTTACCTATTTCATTTTCTATCTCCTCCTTCTCATTCTCCAATCCTCCAGCATCATCAAGCCTATATCTAAGCATCTTAGTCTTTATTATCTTTTCTCTTTCTCCTACTATCTCTGGATCATCGCTTATGTAGTCACTCATTGTATCAATATACTTAGATAGAAAGTTCACAGCTGCTTCTTCGCTAATAAAGTTACCTGATAAAGCTTTATCTAGAGAATTACATACTTTTTCAAGAGTCTCAGCAAGTTCTTTATCATCTTTAGAATTAACCTCATCCCATCCCAAGGTAACGCTATAAGAAGTAAAATTAGCTCCTACAGATTTAGCTGACATAATTAAAATCATTCTGGCTAATGTTTGCCACTGTTCTGTAAACTGCTCTCTCTTACGCCTTATTTTATTAACCATTATTGGCATTTGTTCTTTCACACTAGCTAACGCACTTGGGGTATGGACTCCAAATATAAATTCTGGTGTTTCTGATACGTCTACTATGCAATAGAATAAAAGTTTTAATAATATCTGAGCATCTCCTGTAGCGCTATTAACCTCTACAAATGAAGCGTCCTCTCCTTCCGTTAAAAATAATATTTCATGGCCATCAAGATTTACTTTACCTCCATCTTTCGCAAATTTTACTGGATCCTCTACTCCAAAGTTATTTCTTAAAAATCCTGCTACATCTTTGAGCTTTATTTTAAGCTTAGGTGTGCTATGCATTTTACTTCCCTTGAGAGCATGCATCATAACATCATGGTAAGCTTTTAAAAGTGGCTCTATAGGTTCAATATCTGACTGTCCAAACTTCATTGTTTCATCTGGTTCATTCTTAAAATGTACTATGGGAACAAATCCCCATGGATTTTGTATTTCACCTGGTTCCATCCCTTCTGGAATATCCCCATCAACCTCAATGATCCTCTTTTCTGCCGTTATAACTTGTCTAATCTTAGCTTTCTTTTTATTACCTTCTAAATCTGTCCATTCCTGTTCACTTTTTAAGATATATGCTATAGGTTCTTTTGTCGTTGAATCTAAAATTATATCATCTACTTCTTCAGGAGGAATTATATTGTACATTAGCATTACTGGTTTATCTGGATACAAAGGATTTTCTTTTTCTTCTCTAGTAATCCATATATAACAATCTCCTAATTTTAAAGCATTACTATGGGTCCTTAACATTTTTGAAGTATTATCTAGTATAAAATCATCTAATATTGGCTGTGCATTTTCATCTTCTGTAATAAAATGTGGTACTCCCATAAATCCTACTGTACTATTTATAATAGGTTTTACAAATGAGCTTCCCAATTTATAATCATCCTTTGTATTATTGTAGAGCTGCCTAGCCACTTCATAGTTAACTTTGCTTGAATTTAAAGAATAAACTCCACCATAAGAACCCCCTTCTGATCTCATCATTTCTCCACTAGGTTTCTTCTTAAAGAGACTACTAATAAATGATTTTAACCCCATATTCGTCCTCCTTTCAGTAAAGATAAATCACTAATTCCATTCTCAGCAAATGAATATATAACGGCATCTGCTAAGTCTGGTGATTCTCCTATTCTCTTTTTCATTTCCTCTTTCTTCTCAAGATCTATCCTTCCCTTAGAATCTATTCTAAACTTTCTGTTAGATAGCTGTTTAATGAGCTTATCATTATTAGGGAGTTCTATTGTGGGTTCTTTACCTTGTACAAAGTTAGTAAAATTCTCTTCAAGGATATCTCTCATATTTCCCCACATCTCGGCTGATTTATCAGAATAGTGTTCTTCATCATTAGCCTTAGAACCATTCTTGATTGGCATAACTTCATATCCTAATCCTTCTTGTCTTATAACTTCCCTTAGCCTATCAGTTACACCTCCACCAAGACCATCATCATCAACTCTTATTTTTACTTTGTTAATATGCTTATACTCATTCTTGAATTTATCTGTGGCCCTTAATATATTACCTGTGGTCTCCATAGTATCTTTTTTAGTATACGTTAATAAATCAAATACTTTATTGCCTATTCTAGGCGCTATAACTGATTCATCATTACCGAACCTAGCTATATCAGCTCCTATATGCAGAGTAAAGTTATTATGGATATTATTAATCTTTGTTATTGTGGCTGTTTCTGCATACTCAAGACTAATAAGAGAATCACTTTCCCCTTTAGGAAACTCTCCTTCAACTCTGACTCTCCACACATCAGAACCCTCATGGTATTTTCTTTTTAGCATTTCTATATTATCTTTACTAGTTCTTGGACTCTCTAATGATGACACTTTAAATGTTTTATATAAATCTCTATCTCTATTATGGCTATCGTAAAAAGTTCCAGATGTTCTTGTTGGATTACCACACATAAGCAGCTTATTTTCATATCCAGTTAATGTTCCCAATATAGCCTCCATAATAGGATCAGCTACACCAGATGCTTCATCAACTACAAACAACATATAATCTTCATGGAAACCTTGCATATTCTCGGGTCTAGTAGCGGTCTTAGCAGTAGCCCACCAACGTTCGCTATAGCCTTTCATATATATTTTAGTTTTAGTCCATTCTAATAGATTCTCTATTTTACTACTGGCTAACCACTTAGATATTTCAGCCCATAATACATCATAAAGCTGTTGTCTAGTTGGTGCTGTTGCAATAACTTTAGGAAATGGCCTAGTACATAAATACCAGGTAACAACTATACTCTCTAATCCAGTTTTTCCTACACCTTGGCCAGAACGCACACTAACTTTAGGACTTTGAGCTAAAGCCATTAGTACCTCACTTTGCCATTTATCAGCATGAAAATTCATCATATCCTCTGCAAACCACACCGGATTATCCCAATATGTATCTAGTAAAGTTATTAATGATTTATCCATTATTATCACGTCTCTTTGCTGCTATTTCTTGTATTGTATTTGCCCATAACTTAGCTTCATCAGTTTTATTATTCCCCCCAGAGTTTTCTATATCGGCTTTTAGCTTATTAATTCTAAGCTTCTGTTCTTCAGTAGCCATATCCCAATTCTTATGTAGCATTTTATCATACTGTTTTATTAAACTTCTTAACTCAGACATAGCTCTGCTTTGTGAATTAAGAAATGTAGCCTGTCTATCCCAAGCAAACTGAAATTCATATTCTATTTCATTAATTTCGCCATTGTCAGAGTAAGCTTCTTTTTTCTTTTTAATTTCTTTAATCATTTCATCCTTACTTTCAACATACATAATACGTTGAGCATTCAATATAGCAGCATATTGAATCTGGATGTTCTCCCATATGATATCTAATGGATCTTTTTCATCGATAGCCTTGATTATCTCTAAAGTACTTTCAGGAAGTATCTTTGAAAAGAAACCAAACTTCTCTGCATTCTTATTTCCTGGTGCTCCTCCAGGACCGCCTTTATTTCCAAGTGCATTTTTACTCCCACTCGGGGCACCTCGTTTCTTCTTTTCTTTTGGAGTACTCCGTATTTTTGTTTGGAGTACTCCGTTCAATTTCTCATTCCATTTATCTTTAACTTTCCAACCTGAGATAGTTTTTTCAGGAATATCTAAAATATTAGCGATCTTTCTATTTTGAATATTTCCACCATGCTCCTTAAAAATCTCATAAGCCTTATCTCTATCCGGACTTCTTTGCCTTGGCATGTTCTATTTTCACCACCTGACACTAATTAAAGTTCGTTTTGTAATTGCGCCATTTCTTTGGATTCCTGCTTTTTAACCAAAAAATAATGGCATTAGTATCTGGCGGAACTTCCTTCTTAATCTTCTTTACTCTTGAAGTCTTTCCATCCTTACTAGCCACTATCTCAGTCTCTTCATATTCATATCCTAAAGCTCTTTTAATTAACGCCTGCTCAACCTTATCCTCATAATACTCATTATTCTCTTCTATAATTTTCATGAGCTCTGGATAAGTGTTTTTCCATTCATTTAGAGTTCCAATACTTACATTTAGTTTTTTAGCTAATTCAGCCTCAGTATATCCTTGTTTAGATAATTCTTTAGCTTTATCCAACTTCTTTTCATCAAAAATATCTTTTCCTTTCACATTTTCACTCCCTTAGGAGTTTTCTTAGAAACACAAAAAAGCCCTTTAATTGGGCTTATCTTAACTCTCTATTGCAACATATCTTGGGTATTTATATCCTTCTGAATTTACTAATATTCCTTTTTTATTCTTGGCCTTTTTAATTCTTATACATAAAAATTCTCCTTTTTCATTTATTCCTCCATCATCTTCTGTTATCCAAGGTTGATCCTTAGTGAAGTTCTCTATAAATTCTTTATATTCTTTATCAGTTAATTCAATTTCTTTTGTTACTTTATAATCTATATTTCTTATTTCTTCTTCATCTTCTTTTTTCTTTAGTCCTTTTAGTTCCTTTAAATTTAATACCTTATTTCCAAATAATGCTTTCATATTCAATACCTCCGTGTTCTTTCGTTAGTACATTAATCACTCTGAAACACATTAATTGCAAGTCATTTTTATCAAACTAATTAAACTTCTGAATAAGGTATTTTCTCACCATCTCTCAATAAATAAACTCCATCTGATCCATATTGGTTTATATACCTTAAAACAATAACATCAGCATATTTTTTATCAACTTCCATGGTGTAGCATACTCTATTTAGCTCTGTAGCAGCCATTAAAGTAGATCCACTTCCACCAAATAAATCTATAACCAAATCATTTGGCTTACTACTATTTTTTATTGCCCTAGCACATAATGCTAAAGGTTTCATTGTAGGATGTTCAGCATTTCTAGTTGGTTTAGGTATTTCCCAAACTGTATCTTGTGTCCTATCATCAACAAAGTAATGTGCTTTACCTTCCTTCCATCCATAAAGAATAGGTTCATGCTTCCATTGATAATCTTGTCTTCCCATAACAAAAGCATTTTTAACCCAAATAATACATTGAGCTAATTTAATGCCTGCTTCTCTAAATGTTCTCCTGAAGTTTTCACCTTCACTATCTGCATGACAAACATAAATAGGAGCTCCTTCTTCCATATTCTCATAATAATTATTGAATACTTTAGAAAGGAACTCATAAAATTCATCTTGTGACATATTATCATTTTCTATAGTAAGTTTATCGGCTGTTGCACCTTCATAGTTTACATTGTAAGGCGGATCCGTAAATACAAGCTTTGCTTTTTGTCCATTTATTAATTTTTCTATATCTTCTTTTACTGTACTATCACCACACATTAATCTGTTTTTACCAAGTATCCATATATCACCCTTTTTACTTTTAGGTTCTTCTATATTCTCCAGCTGCTCTTCAATATCAAAATCCTCATCTTCCTGGATCTCTTTAGGATTATATTTATCTTCTAATTGTTCCATTTCACTTAAATCAAATCCTGTAAGATCTAAGTTGTAGTCATCAAGTTTTAATGATTCCATTTCTTTTAAAAGTGCTTCATAATTCCATGTTGCAAACTCTGAAGATTTATTATCCATTATCCTGAAAGCTTTAACTTGCTGTTCAGTAAGATCATCGGCTTTTATTACTGGAACAATTTTTAATCCTAATTTTATAGCCGCTTTATATCTTGTATGACCTGCAATAATAATATTATCCTTGTCCACTATTATTGGAACTTTAAATCCAAATTCTTTAATGCTTTCCGCAACCTTATCTACTGCAGCATCATTATTTCTTGGATTATTTTCATATTGAATAATTTCACTTAGACTCATATTAACTACTGTTGTCATATGTTATCTTCTCCTTTCATCGTTTGTAAAACATTCTATTATTTCTTTATTACTAAATTGATCATAAGATAATTCCATTAGTTCACAGCACTCTTTGCATCCATTACATTCTGAATGAGATTTAGCACACATAACCATCCCTCTATCATTAAGATTCATATTTAGTTTCAATTTTTTTCTATTGTTCACTTGCTATACCTTCTTCAATTAATATAAACTTTACAATCAATTTTATTGTATTAAAAAAGAACCTTTTTTAGGTTCTCTCTCAGTTAAAATCTAATTTATTATATTTTTCATTATATAGATTTTGTATATTATTATGTAACATATTTGAGAATTGTTCTAATCCTAAAATTATCTGATCTACTAAATATATAAAATCCTTGAGTTCATTAGCATAATCATAATGAATGTTACTTGCGACTTTTTTTAATATATCAGTTCTTCTAGCAAATGCATCATTATAATAATTCAAAATCCAGTGAGATTTCTCAACTATATCTTCACTTAAATACATATCTGATATCCCAATAAATTCTTGATAAATCTTTTCATAATTAGTAGTATAATTAAGCGCCTTTTGAGAGTCTGCCATGCAATTAAAACGTATTGTCTTAATTGATTTTAAGTTATCATTAACTTTCTCTAATATTTCTCTATGATCTTTGATTTTCTCATTAGTGTTACTAATAAAAGTTTGTCTTTGATTTTCTTCTTGAATTTTTCTCGTCTGTTTGAATGTTACATATAATATGATTAATGATGTCATTGAACTTAATATTGCTCCCCCAAATGAAGCTGTATATCCTAACATATCATTGATTTTTAGCTGTTCACCATAGGGTCCAATTCTAAATCCAAACAAAATTAATAATGCAACACCACTTAAAGTCAAAACAAATTTTGAAATCATTTCTGTTAAATTATCTACTTCAGATTTTTCTTTTTTTCGAAACATCAATATTCCTCCATATTATAATAATCTGCAAGACAATATCTATGAAAGGAACTTGTATCTCCATAAGATTGTAGTACCATAGTATCCGATCAGAATGTTCTATACTTACTATTATAGTCTTTATCTTTATCTATATTTCTCAAATTCTTCTCATTTGATTATTATTAGTTAATTTTACCTTCCTTTCGCCATTATTTGGGTATATTGCCTATTCATTTCTTTATGCATCTTCTCTTTTCTGAATTCCAAGTTCTCCCTATAAGGAATGTTATTTATTTTATCTAATTCCATTGATATAGTCCTATCATCACATTCACTAATCAACTTTTTTCTGACTTCGTCAAATATAGACATGTCATAAGGCTCGAAGTGTTTTCTTTCTGAAGCAAACCAAATGTCATTCTTTATAATTTCTTGGCGTTCTTTACTCATAGAATTTATAACACTAGGTTTTATAAACCAAAATTCAGACATCATCATAATTGTTTCTACTAAATTTAATGTTCTTATATCACTTTCCGTGCTATATTCCCAGTATTCCTCGCAATTTATTCCAGGATCTCTCTCTATAACCATGATAATATCAGTACAATTTTCATAAGGTATAGCTATGAAAAATATATCACAATTTCTTTCACCATAAAAATAACTAAAATTATTTAGTAATGCCACTGGAATTTGTTCTCTTACTCTTTTAAATCTTATAATATGATTGATGGATTCATTTTCAAATCTATCAATATCTGCTATTTTCCTGTTGTCCAAATCACTCAAGCTATTAACCAATTCCATATATTTTGCCATCACTTTTCTTAATCTATGGAATCCTGACACCTTATTTGCACTAGCTTGTTCTATAGTTTCATTTAAGAATTTCTGTAAATCACTATTTCTATTTTCTAATTTATCAATATTATAGTAATTCTTCAAACGCTCTTTTTGTTGTTTTTCTAATGCCCTCATTATACCTTCATTATAACAGGCAAAACCTATACACCTATATACCTGAAGTAAAAGGTCTTTTAAGTCTCCAATCTTTTCCTTATCTAACTTTTCAAATAATTTCTCATGTTCTCCACAAAATCCTTTAAATGTAGTTGCCTCATTAATTCCAACTCTTTTAAAATCAAATGTTAATTCTTCCTTATTTCTTATTGACTTACAAGCTAATACTTCATTATTCTCACATATACTAATTAAAGAACTTTTTTTAGATATAGAATGTGAATTTACCGCTTTGCCTGTACAACTTTCGTACAAACAACCCATTTTATTATTCTTAAATGAAAAATAATCATTTTTAAGCTTAAATCCCTCGTTATTATATTTTAATCTTTCCTTGTCATCTTTAAAATGCATGCTTTTCTCTCCTTATATTCCATATTATTCTTAATTATACAACATAAAACATGTTTTCTCTATAAATACTCTATACTAATCATCTTGTCAGCTTTATATAACATGCAATATTCCGAACCAATTCCTCTTGCTTTCTATATATTGTTGCAATAGCTACACTAAGTTCCATTGCAATATATGAAACTTTTTTGCCTTTTCCATATTTATATTCTATAAATTTTTTGTCTTCTTCACTAAGCATTTCTATATAAATTCCCATATTTCTTACATAAAATTCCATATCTCTTATTCTAACCTCAAATTTATGCATACTCTTTATCTTATTACTTTGCTCTTTTTCAAGTTTAGTAATCTCTTTTTCCATTTCAATTTCCATATAACTTGCACAATTTCTGCTTGTTTGAACTTTCTCCAATATTTCTACTCCATTTTGATATGGATCCACATTAATATACTTATGAACATTTCGTATACTATCATCTATATCTTTTATTTGATTTTCTAGTACTTCCACTCTTTTCCTTAAACTGTAAATTTCCCTTTTATATTTAAAATACCTGTATAATCTACCTTCTGTTTTCTTAAATAACTCTTTATCCATAGCTTTCGCCCTCCTTGAATATTATTGATATTATCGTCAAAATCAAATATAATGAGTTTAGGTTGTGGGAGCGAAAGCTCTCTTTTTTTATTTATCACTAAGTATTTGCAAATCCTATATTAGTCCTTTTTCTTGTGCCTTTTTATAAATCATAGATTCTGTATTCATATCCATAAGTGATAACATTCTTGCTTTAAGTTTTAGTGGTGTTACTTCTTTCCCCTCACTTTGCAATTCAAATAATGCAACCACCGCATAAGCTATAGCTTCATAATTCCCCATATTCTTTCTCCTTTCTATGTCATACTGAGTTGACTTGTACAGCTACTTAGATAACTATACAATCAACTCATAAAATCTATCTTGCTATGGACTTAAAATCAATTACTCCTAAATTATCAAATAAGCTAATTTGTTTCTCAGTTCTTAATAACTTTTCCCATTCTTCAAAATCATCGTCCAATATGTTTTTTAATGTTGATTTTGTATCAGACCACTCTTTACCAAAAGTTGCAACTATATTGCTCCAATCCTCAATATTGTGTTTTCTTATGCTATCATCTGAAATATCAATGTGAAGTAACTCATGATAAATTAGCAGTATCAGTCTTTCTATATCCATATGAGATGTATAGTAGTTTCTGGTCTCTATAATATATTTATATCCCAAGTATTCAGTAAGATCTTTATTTGCTCTTTTAATTCTTGCTTTCCAGTTATATTTAGCTCCTCCCGGTTCCCATTCCATATCTTCAATGAAAAGTATTTCCTCAACTATTACCCCTTCTAACTCTTCAAATTTAGAAACTAACCTTCTTGCTATAGGTGCATAAGCATAATTCTTTATCCAGCATTTCTCTCCATACTTTGCGTTGTTTAATGCTATTGAATGATGTATTCTACCTGCATCCTCGTGATGTGTCCATTGAATGTTATATTCTGATGCATTAATATCTTCTACCAATTCTCCTGACTCTTGATCAATTATCGATATTTTAAACATTTTCTAAGCCTCCTTAGATTTCTTATTTTTTGCTCTAATCTTTTTTAATTCAAAGTAATCAACAAAACCATATTTATCACCATACTTTAGATTTCTTGCTAGCCAGGTTAATTTCGTGTCTTTATAGAAATAATTAAATAGCTTGTACCTTAATTCTCCCTGCTGCGTTGAAAATCCCTTAATATCTATTAACTCTTCTGATCCATCGATGTGGTATATTAAAAAATCTGGTGTATAAGTCATAGCCTTAAAAGTCTTTCCTTGTTTCTTAAAACCAGGTATCAATACAAACTTAGGTTGCATCTCAAAATTTAGAATCTCATCTTTAGCTCTTCTCATTAGTAATGCCTGATAATATTTACTCTCATCTATTGAGTCAAATGTATATCCATCCACTGTTACTTTCCTTGATTTATACTTTGTAATAGCCATAAAATTCTCCTTTGCTTAGTACCACTCAACTTTATTTCCTATCCTATAAACTCTTATCCAATCTTTATTCTTAAACGAAATTTTAATAGCAGTTTTCCTATCTGCTCCACTTGGAAGCTCTATACTTTTATCAAGTGGCTCATATCCAACAATTGTTTTTCTCCACTCAATACTCGATAATTCATAATACTTCTCAAAAATTTTATGCATTTCTAATTCATTATTCATTATTTATTCAGCCTCCTTTGAACTCTCATCATACTTTCAAAACTAAAATTTTTAGCTTGCTTTTGCCCTTCTAATCTCTTTTTTCTTTTTAACTCAATATCTCTCACTGTTTTATCTCTCCATTCTTGTGGTGTCATAATATATCACACTCCCATTTCTAAGATATTTTCTTAACACACTTGTAATAAAAGCCTGTATGTTTATGGTTCCAAACTATATTTACCGTTTCCCCATTGTTGTAAATGCTAGTTATATTACCTACCTGAGGACCATCATAATTAAATTCAACTTTATCACCAACCTGTAGATTTCCTAATTCATTTTCATCGTTCTTAAATTCAGTATCTTCGTTCACACTTTTTGTAATATTTCTATCTATTTCCGTAACATTGTTAGCCAAATCTGTGCTTTTCTTAGCCATTTCTGTGATAAATAGTTCATTATTGTGATATCTAGGTTTCTGGTGATATTCCAATACCCAACCACGTTGATTTATAACAATTGTTTTCCCAGGAAATGTTATTATTATATTGGCATCACCTTTACGCTTAATATATTGATTTACACGCATGTCCTCCAACTTTTTAAGCTGTATAAAATTAAGATCTCTATCCTGATTTACAACCAGAATTTCATCTGCCGGCATTAACTCCATATCTTTCTTCAGCTCTAGTTCCTGTACTCCATCTGGATTAAAATATAATGTCTTATCCTCAAGTTCTACTAGCAAGACTCCACATACTTGTTTAACTATTCTCGCTGCAGCAGAGCTGTATAAGTTAATAATCTCAGTAAACTTATTGTCATTTCCCTTAGATTTGATTATAGATACTGGCTTTAACTTTTCCCTAGGTTTTTGGGGCTTTACAAATTCTAAATCGAATATACTTACTTGACCTAGAATAATATTATTTTTATCAATCATCATCCCACCCCAATAACCTTTTCTCTAATTTGTCATAGTCATATTCCCTAGGCTCAAAGTTGTTAAACTTTAAAACCTTGACGTTATCTTTACTGTAAGTAGGAATATAGTTTTTTCCTTTATCTCTCCAATTCTCTAAAACACGTTGAACATATTTTAAATTTCTAGCTCCATTAGTAGTTGCTATTTCAAGAGCTTCTTTAGTCCACTCAAAACTAAAATCATTTACCAATACTTCTAGTTGTTCTTTTGTAAAATTATTAATAGTACCAAAACCACAATTCTCATAAACGAAGAATATATTATTATCTACTTTACTTTCTTTTACTTTATTTTTATTTACTTTACTTTTCTTTGTGTCATTAATCTCAGATTTACTTGGGTTATTCTCGGATTTATTCGAGTTATTCTCAGATTTATTTGGATTTGGGTTCACTTTAATAAAGCTTTGAGTCTCATTTTTTTCTAAAAGCCAAAACTTTGTGATTTCCACAGTCCTTTTAGAAGCTCTAGATTTAATAGCTTCTTGAAATCTGCGTTGTATTCCGATGGAGGTTAAGACCTTGTCCGACTTGAAAAGTGTATCGTCAAACAGTGACCGTTCAAGTAAGAAGTTCATAATCTGCCTAATCTTCTCATAACTCATGTTAAGATCGTCTGATATGATATATAAAAAATCATCATCAGTTTCTAAATAGTATCCGTTACTTTTATATACTTCGCATAAGAGATACATATATAATGTAATCCCGTCTGCTCCGTACCTTGATTTTAATATTTTAATTTTTCTATCTGAGAAAAAATCTACATCAAAAGGAAAGTAAGATAAGCCTTCTTTTACTGGTCTTGCCATAAGCCCACCCGCCTTTATTTATTCCTTTTAATTAATTATTAATCCTGGTTCTGCTACATATGTTTTAATTCCTGTGAAATTCTCTATTTCTTCTTTGAATCTTTCAGGATCTCCATTATCGTTGCTTATATGAATTAGTGTTATATCTTTTGTATTGCCTAATTCCCACGATTTTAGCGTTTCTTTTAATGTCTCTAAGCTCATATGGCTTTTAATAGTTCTAGCCCTCCACGCAGGCAATTGAGGCAATATATCTTCTGAATAATTACATTCTATTAAAATATGATTTACATTCTTAAATACTGGTTTTAAATAATACGTATCTGTTGCAAAAACAATCTTACCTATTTTAGGATGATATATTAAAAATCCTAGCGGCTCATTTACATCATGCTCTACACTAAATGGAATTATAGTAAAACCTCCTATATGTTTAGGTATTTTATGCCTTAAATAATTGAACCTATAGCTATATCTCTCATCCTCTAAATTAATACCTGCTGCTGTACCTTTACTCATATAAATATCTATTCCAGCAGCCAGCACATCCTTTATAGCTTTTGAGTGATCTTTATGCTCATGTGTAATCAAGCAACCTTTTACTTTACTTAAATCAAAATCCAATCCTTGTTTAATTTCTTTGAAATTTATTCCGCATTCAAGCAAAAGAATTTCTTCTTCTGCCTGAATGATATAAGAGTTTCCTGTACTTCCTGATGCTAATACTTTAATCATTAAAATTCACACATCATTTGCTGTTCTGCTTTTTCAGTTTTCTTATTATTTAAATCTTTTTGAATTGGATTTTCGTTATTGTTATTATCAATTTCTGTTACTTGCTTTGGATCTACATCTATTACTTCTTGGTTTGCATTAGCTTTAATTTCTTCATGTACCTGTTCTTTAGCATTTTCAATAATATCTGCTTCATCATAATCTTCATCTGTGTTATTTAAGCTTTCTATTAATACATCACTATCATCTGAGGTATTATAAAATCTCTTACAAGCCCTATTTATAACGCTCTTCTTTGCCATCTCTTCTCCAAAGTCATTATGTGTATTTGATTTTCCACTTTTATAAGCTATACCCATCCCCCATGACTTTCTTATTTGATCTATTGTCATTATCTCCGTATGCAGTAACTTATTATCATCACCTATTATTAATGCAAATGCACCTTTTATCTTATTTGAATTTATATTTTCAAACTTTGGCTGATAGTTAAATTCAATAGTATATGTTTCATTATTGAATACTGTTTCAAATACATCACCTTCATATATCACAAAGGCTTTTACATCTTTTATTCCACTTAATCTTTTTGTTGCAACTATACTTCCCATATAGCTTTTCATAAGAGTTAATTTGCTTCCGTGTACTATAAAATAACATTGTCTTTTGGAAGGGCTTAATCCTTGCAATACCATGTTGTATAAAGCTTCAACTATCGAAGTTTTTGTGCATACTTCAAGTGCCTGCTTTTTCTCTTTATCTACTACTTCCTGAAGCATCAACCAGGCTGAATTAATTGCATTTTCTGCTGAATAATTCTTAGGTAACTTAATACCATTATTTTTTTCTAGTGCGGCTATCTTAGCCATAACATTATTAAATGCATCTTCTTTACTTAAAACTAATCCTGTTTCAGCCATTACTTTTCCTCCTTTATATAAACTCTTGCTTCTTTCAATACTTTATTTATATCTTGAGAATCAAGGTTATAGCCTAGTGCATACATAACATCACTCATACTAACTTCTTGGAGTGCCCATTTAGGTTTTATAAGATCATGTACAATTGTTACCTTTATACCTGGATTATCTGAAAATGCTTTAAAAAATTCTTCAAAACTATTTTCCTTCATTTTGTTATCCTCATTGGCTTTTGTAGTTTCCTCTATAACTCTTGAATCTACGAACAAATCTACTATTTCATTTACTAGAATCTTGTAAATCTCTGCAGCTTTTTCTTTCTGCTTTTTTCTTTCCTCAGGTGTAGTCATACACTTAGACTTTTCTGTATTAAAGTCAGATAAATAATCTAATATTGCTAATAATCTATCATTCATTTTTATTCACGCTCCATATTTAATAAAGATTTTTGATTTTTCAATCGAGTTCATTAAGCAACTTCCTGCTCTTTTTCATTCTCTATTTTTAATTTCTTATCTTTGCTTACTATTAAGTTAATTAATTGGCTCTCTGTTGGAACTATCTCATTAACACTTTCTCTATTGTCAATAAATATCGGAGCAGTTACTCCATAAAATTCTGATAGTGTATTTATAATCTCTATTCCCGCGTTTATCTGACTTGCTGTATTAGCATTTGAGAATGGCACTCCATCGATTAAAGCTTCACAGCATTCATTGAGTCCTCCATTTATTTGTTGTTCAAATAATTTAAATCTTACTGTTTTAAATTTAGAATTTATTCTCTCCTCTAGTAGTTCAACCTTTGTTCTTATGAACTCTTCACATAAGAAGTCATATCCTTCTAGTTTTGCAATTTCATTTGCTATATTTCTTTCTTCCTCCTGGAGCTCTTGAATTCTATTTCTAAGAGTTTCATTAATTTCTATCTGTCCAAGCCTTTTATTTATATTCTCCAGTTCTTTTTCTAGGTTTAATTTTCTGTTTGTAAGTTCTGTAGTATCAGTTAATTTAAATTCTTCAATCCTACTTTTTAATTCATTTATGGCTTGGACCAATTCTTGTTCACCCTCAAATGTTATTGTCTTATCAGTATTTAGGCTTTGTTTCTGAATCTCTAGCTGTTCTAATTCAGTTTTAAGTTGAGTTATATTTAAGCTATATTCATCTAGCTTTTCTGTATAATTTGCTATTTTTAAATTATTATCTTCAGTTAAAGCTTCAAGTTCTTTTATCTTTTCTCCGAGTTCTTTACCTTGTTTGTTTATTGAATTAAGCTTCTTTGTCTTTATCTCATCAAAGTATCTCTCTGCATTATCCTTAATATCTTCTATCTGTTCACTTTCATATTCTCTATGGCAAGTTGGACAAAACTTCTCATCTTCATCAAATTCAAATATTGTACTAAACTCTTGCTTCCACTCTTCTCTCAAAGATTGCTGTTTCTCTTTATGTTTTATAATAGCTGAATCAGCATTTTTTATTGCTTCTTCAACATCTACCTTATCTCTATTTAAAATTTGAATCTTATGTTCAAGATCACTTATTTCATACTTTTTATCTGATATCTTTATATTTAATTCATCTAGCGGTTCATTTACGTTTTCTTTAGCTTTTGTAAATTTAGTGCTATATTCAAGCTTCAAGTCCGCTAGTTCCTTTTCTAATTTCATTCTTTCAGTGCTATTATCACCTGCTGCTATTTGTTTAGCTAAAGCATTTATTCCTCCTTGAATTGTTGTTCTTCTAGATTCTAAAATTTTAAAATCATCTTCTACTATTGAGTTATTGCATTCATCAATTCTAAAAGGAATTGATTCTTTATCCTTGTTATATTTAGATATTTGAGCTTTTACTTTCTTTCTGAAGTCCTCAAGCTGTGTATTATTTGATAATAACTGCTCTAATGGTTTTAATTCTTTTTTGTAGTTAATTACGTTGCTTTGCTCTATATCTCCGATGATTTCTAATAATATTTCCCTTTGCTTTTTCCACTCTATGCTGTTAAAATAAAGTGGATTAGAAATTAACTTAAAGGTTGTATCCGGCAAGATATAATCTACCTTTTCGTTATATTCTTTTTGTTTGGCAGGGACTTGATTGATATAGTAAGTTGTTTCGTGACCTGAAAAAACTTTATCTGCAAGTCCTTTTTTCTTTGTCCATTTTTCCATTAGTATTCTTTGAAGTTCTATTTCTTCTCCATTTACTTCTAAGATTCCAGTCACACTATGTTCTAAGCCATGTATCGCTTGTCCATTAGAATCTAATGTTTTTATCTCAAAGTCTTTTCTATCCTTACTATCCTTTCCAAATAACAACCAACAAAAGCTATCAAATATTGTTGTCTTTCCTGTGGCATTTCCACCTAAAATATTGGTTATATTTCCAAAGTCAACTTCCAACGCTTTTACGCCTTTAAAATTCTTAATTATTAACTTTTTAATTAATATGCTTTGCATAATTCCCCTCCTGATTTCTTGCTTTTTTAACTTCTTCTGATAATATCTCTCCCAATGATTTATAGGTTCCTTTATCACTTCTTTCAAAAGTTGCATCAACTATTCTATCTAGTGAATCTAAGATTTCCTTCATACTCTTTGTTACTGTTCTTGAAAACGCCTTAGTGCATAAAGTACAAATTCTAATATATTGTTTTAAGTTAGTTGTCTTTCCAAAATAAACTCTATTAAATTTAATATCATCATCTGTCATAGTAACTATTTCAGTAAATTCTTCTTTTGTAGTTTGTGATCTTAGTACATCTAAGAATAAATAAAACATTCTTTCACTCCCCATCACTTTAAATTTAATTTTCCTTCCTTTCCAAATCTGATCATTGCATCAATTTGCTCGATAGGATAAATATTTATTGCATCCTCAACAAGCATGTCCAATAATTTCCCCTTAATTTCTTTCTCATGTTCTTCATTATTAAAATGCCAAACTGCTTTCATTAAACATCACTCCTACAACAATTTATTAAATATTTCTCAGCCCACAATTTTAAAGACTGTGATTTAGCTGAAATTTCATCTAATGTATTTATTATTTCTTGTAACCTTGGAAGCTCGTCTTTTGTAATCTTTCCATCTGCAGTTATATCAATTAGCGATTCTTTTATTTTGTTTATGCTTGTACCATTTAAAACTGCTAGTATCTGAATAGTTAATCTTTCAATACTACAAATCTCAACTGGTGACATCGTAAGTTTCCCTATCACACATTCATTGCAGCAATAATAATTCATTAATTCTGGTGCATTATAAGCATCTGCCATTCTTACAACCGAATCTACTGGCAACTGTTTATATAAACCTAACTCATAATTAGATAGTTGATCCTTACTAACTCCTATTGCTTCACTAGCGCCCTCAATGCTTTTAAATTTTTCATTGAATTCTGCTGCTCTTTTTCTTGCTTGTCTATAAATCGTGTCATTCTTGTTTATTGCTTTGCTATTCATTTATTCTCCTTTCTCTACTTTTCTTTAACTTAGTCCTCTTCCATAATTTCTCTTTTTGTAAGTATTGAAATTGCTTATTTTTCTTTTCTTTAGTGAATGAATGTCAATTGTTTTTATATTATTGGTAAATTATAATTTAGATATCCATTAACTTATACATTTGGTAACTTGTTATTAAAAAAAATTTTGTTAATCTCACTTATAT